CTTGGTCATACAGTCCATGAAGACAATATCAAGGACAGCCTTTCAGATCGTGAAGATATCTTTCGTACAGAAATTCTTTGCCAGTTTGTGTCAATGATTAACCCAGTTATTTCAGAAGCCGAATGGAAGAAGTGCAAGGTCGATGACCTGCCTCAGTTAAATGTTGAACACGATACTTGGATGGCAATAGATTTAAGCCCGGACAGAAAACACGGAAGTCTCGTTGCCGGCCAGCGCATGGCCGGCGATAGGTTCCAGGTGAGCCTTCTCCATACTTGGTTTAACCCAGTTAACCTCGATGACAAAGAAATGGCTAACGATATTGCTTATTGGGTTCGCAAGTTCCCGGTTAACGCCGTTGCCTATAGTAAGTCGACAGCCTCAGCGGTTGCAGCTCGATTAGCACCTGCCGGAATTCCTATCCATGAGATTACAGGCCAGGAGTATCAGCAATCGTGCGATGAGTTCGTCTCTGCCGTTTCTAGCCTTCGCCTTGCTCATTCAGATCAAGAGGAATTGACCAAGCAAGTTCTTAGCGCCGTTAAGTTAACTCGAGGCGATGGCGGTTGGGTAATGGGGCGTAAGGCTTCAGGAATTGTTTGCGGAGCAGTTGCCTCAGCGATGGTTACTCACTTTGCGACACGCGCTGAATCTGAAGTAGACATTCAGGTAGGATAATGTCTAGACAGTAGCGTATAATATGTCCAATGGGAATCCGGGACATTTTTACATCATCAAAGCCAGCAGTCGAGGTTACAGTCGATGCCGCTTCTACCCCTGCGCCGTTTAACAATACGGCTTCATTCAATCCTTTCGTATTTACTCAGTCAGTAGCCAGCCGTCAACAGGCAATGGCAGTTCCAACTATTGCAAGAGCCCGTAACATCATCTGTTCAACTCTTGCAGCTCTTCCACTCGAGCAATACTCGAAGGTCGATGGATCGCACATGGGAACACCTGGAGTTATCAATCAACCAGACCCACGCGTTCCCGGTTCAGCAATTTACGCATGGCTCGCAGAAGATTTACTATTTCATGGCGTTGGCTATGGACAAGTTATGGAGCAGTACGGAGACACAGGCCGAGTACGCGCTTGGACTCGCGTAGCACCGGATCGTGTAACAACTAAACTTAATAACAATCAGACAGAAATTGTCGGTTATCAAGTAGACGGCTCAGTAGTTCCAACTCAAGGAGTCGGTTCTCTTGTAGTGTTCTATGGCCTAGATGAAGGATTACTTAATCGCGCAGGTCGCACAATCCGCGCAGCCCACGCATTAGAGCAGGCAGCCGAAACTTTCGCTAAAGAGCCAGTACCTTTACAGGTTCTAAAGTCTAACGGCACCAATCTTCCAGCAGAGCGAATCTCAAAGCTTCTCGAATCTTGGAGAACTGCTCGCCTTACAAAGTCAACTGCGTTTCTTAATGCAGATGTTGAATTGCAGGCGTTGGGCATCGATCCAGCCAAACTACAGCTGAATGAAGCTCGTCAATATGTCGCTCTGGAATTGGCTCGCGCCTGCAACCTTCCTGCATACTTTGTAAGCGCAGAAACCACCAGCATGACTTATAGCAACTCAGTCTCAGAGCGCCGTTCACTTATCGACTTCTCAATGAAGCCAATCCTTGCAGCCATTGAACAGCGTTTATCTATGCCGGACTTCTGCCCCTCAACTGGCGAGATTCGATTTAGCCTAGATGAATTCCTGCGCTCAGATGCTCTACAGCGCGCTCAGGTATACGAGATTCTTAATCGCATTGGCGCCATGAGTGTCGAGCAGATTAGAGAAGAAGAAGATCTAATTGATAACAAGGAGACCCGATGAAGATAACAATGCCATACGCCATTACAGCGGCGGATGCAGAGTCTCGCATTATTGCAGGCCGTATCGTTTCATGGAACGCTGAAGGCAGTACCTCAGCAGGCCGCACTATGTTCAAAGAAGATTCAATCAACATGGCTAAGAACATTAAGTTAGTCCTACAACACGATGTAACTAGACCTTTAGGCAAGCTCGTCAGCTTTGAAAAAGATGCTACAGGGATCACAGCAGAATTTCGCATCGCGAAGACAACCGCTGGTAATGATGCCCTTGAAGAAGCAGCAACCGGATTACGCAGCGATTTTAGCGTGGGTGTAGATGTTGAAGAGTGGGATAACGAGGATGGCGTTATGGCTATCAGCGCATCGAATCTCATCGAGGTCAGCTTGGTCACAGACGGCGCCATACCCGGAGCTGAGGTCGCTAAGGTCGCGGCTGAGGACACAGAAATTTCTGAGACATCTCAGGAAGAAACACAATCAACTACAGAAGGAGAACAAGTGTCAGACACTACCGTTCCAGAAGTTGCTCCTGCCGCAGAAACGGTAGAGGCTGCAAAGGTTGAAGTTAAGGCTGCAACAGCACCTTATATCTCAACAACTGTTCGTAACCCAATCGTTGATAAGGCTTCTTATCTCGAGCACTCAGTCCGCGCTTCACTCGGCAACGACCAATCAAAGATGTACGTAGCAGCTGCTGCAGACGTCACAGATAACGCCGGCTTGGTACCTACACGCCAGCTAACTGAAGTTATCAACGGCATCTCAAACGCAGACCGCCCATTGATCGACTCAATCTCAACAGGTGCACTACCTGATGCAGGAATGACCTTTGAAATTCCAAAGATTACAGTTGCTCCAACAGTTGCAATCGCAGCTGAAGGCGGAACACCATCAGAGACAGATCAGAACGCTGCTTTCGTTTCAGTCGATGTTAAGAAGTACATCGGACAGCAGACATTCTCACTCGAGCTTCTAGATCGCTCATCACCTGCTTTCTTTGCAGAACTCGTACGCCAGATGGAATACGCATACGCAAAGGCAACAGATACAGCAGTCGGAACTGCACTCATCGCAGGCGGAACAGACGGCGGAAACCGTACTCTCACAACAGGCGCTCTTGCAGCTGATTTCGTATCAGATGCAGCAGTTTCAATCTACGAGAACACACTCGGATTTGCGACAAACATCGCAGTATCTCCAGCACAATGGGGCGTACTTATGGGCTTGGTCGATTCTTCAAATCGCCCAATCTTCCAGCAAACAATCAACCCACAGAACGCAGGCGGAACACTTACAGCAACAGCAGTTCGTGGAAACCTTCTCGGTCTCAACCTTCGCGTAGCTCGTAACCTTTCAGGTACAGGCGATAACTCAATGATTATCGTTAACCCAGATGCTTACACATGGTACGAGTCACCACGCCTATCACTCCAGACAAACCTCATCTCAACAGGTCAGGTTCAAGTTGGATACTACGGTTATGGTGCAATCGCTACCAAGATCGCAGCAGGCGCATACCGTTACATGGTTGCATAGTAAATAACTAATCATGGGGGGGCTGCTGCTCCCGGTGGCTCCCCCAGTCGCTTAATAGAGAGGATGTAGAGATGGCTTCAATAGTTACAGTTGCAGAACTAAGGTCTATTCTTGGTGTCTCTACATCCCTTTATAATGACGCATATCTAACAGATGTCATCGATACAGCTGAGGCAGTTATCTTGCCTATGCTTGTCACTTACGCTTCACCTATATCCCGTGTTGAACTCCAGGATAATATTGCCTACTACACAGTCCTAGGCGAGAACAATTTTTCAGAGGGTCAAAGCGTAGTCATCACAGGCTGCGGAACCCCATTTAACGGAACCTTTACGATCTTAGAATCTAGCAACTACGATATTGATACCTATGTCATGAACTCTAATTCTCGAGTATTCGTAGATGGCGTTTATCGTGACTTTAACGGATTCTTTACAGTCTCAATTACTAACGCAGACATCGATGGCCGTAATGTCATCCCTTCAGGCAAGGCTACCCTTTCAGGAGCAGCTACTTATGTTGGAGTCAGCGCAGTCGAGTCAGCAGTCCTAGCCGTCTCAGTAGAAGTGTTCCAATCTCGTATCGCTCCTGGCGGACAGATCGAGGGAATCGACTTTACTAATGTCAGCCCTTACCGCCTAGGGCGCAGTCTCTTTAACCGCGTATCAGGACTCTTAGGGGCATACATCGACACCGATTCAATGGTGCAATAATGCCTGCTTCAACAATTCTTGACACAGTACGCCAGCCGCTAGCTACAGCCTTCGCCAGCGTTGCAGGCAATGTCTATGCCTATGTCCCAGAAGCGCCTATGGTGCCATTCGTGGTCACAGTCCCAGATTCTCCTTACCTGGAGTTGGAGACTATTAACAAGTCAACTCTTCACATTAAAATTAATCTTGTAATCTCAGTCGCAGTTGCATATAACAGCAACCCGGCTTCGCTCGATAACCTCGAGCAGCTCGTAATAAGTGTTCTGAAGGTGATCCCAACAGGGTACACAGTCGGAGCGGTTGAAAAACCAACAGTAACTCAAGTTGGCCCTTCCAATGTATTGGTGGCCGATATCAGAGTTTCTACCTACTATACACAAACAAACTAAAGGAAAATAATATGGCAACCGTCGTAATTACAGGGCGCGATATTTCTCTATCTTTCACAGGTGGAACAGATATCGAGGCACAAGCAACAAGCGCAGTCCTAACAAAGACTAACCTTCGTGAGACATACCAGACTCTCGATGGCGAGGCTTACAAGACCACTAACATCGAAGGCACATTCGCACTTTCAATGCTTGCTGACTGGGGTAAGGCAAACTCAGTATGCGAAGCTCTATGGACAGCAGCTGAGACAGCACCAGATACAGACATCACAGTCAGCCTCACAGCAGCTACAGGCGCAGTCTTTTCATTTCCAATCATGCCTGAATTTCCAACAGCAGGCGGAGCCGGAACAGATGCTCAGACTGTAGACTTTACATTCAAGGTATCAAAGGGTGCGGTCACAGAGACCTTCTCCTAGAGAATAGAAACGGGAGCATTTTATGCAACAGTTAATAACAATTAAATACACAGACGGAACCGAAGCCAATTACATGGTTAGACCGCCAGATTACGCCCGCTGGGAAATGGCAACTAAAAAGGTCATCTCCCAGTTCGGCGGAATGTGGGACATTCTTTATGTAGCACACAGCGCCATGAAGCGTGAAGCAGGCGGTAAGCCGACTAAGACATTAGATCAATGGATGGAATCTGTTGACGATGTTGAAGTAGGTGAAGGAGACCCAAAAGTCATCCAAGAGGAAGCGTAAGCCGACTCTTAGTTGAACTGGCAATAGCCACTCAGATTCCTATGAATCATTGGCAAAGTGCCGAGGATATTCTTACAGCTATTGAAGTACTAGAGGAGCGTAATCGTGGCAGATGAAGTAATTGCCTTCGACAAAGCGCAACTTAGCCGTATATTCAAAGCTCTAAAGAATATGGGTGAGGAAGCCAACGATGAGGCTAAGCGCCAGTCAGGCGCATTAGCTGAGTTTGCTCGAGATGAAGTTATCCAGGCAGCGATTAAAACTCGCAACAAAATCGATGATCGAGTTGCTCAGGGTTCACGGGTTAAGAAATCTAGCCGGATAGGCGAAATTACTTACGGCTTCGCTTCTCAGAAATTCTCAGGTGGAGCAACCACTAGAGATGTCTGGGGCGGTGCAGAATTTGGTTCCAATAAGTTTAGGCAGTTCCCTGTATGGTCAGGCCGTCAAGGTCGAGGCTCTAAGGGTTGGTTTATCTATCCAACGCTCCGCAAGATTCAACCGCAGATCGTGGCAAGATGGACTGAATCATTCGACAAGATTCTTAAGGAGTGGACATAATGGCAACAGGTACAAGAGCATTAACGCTCAAGCTGCTTGCCGATGTCGATAACTTTACTAAGAACCTTGACAAGGCAGATAAAGATG